CTTATTTTGATCAATACTTTGGCGACGACAGCAAGTATGTAAAACTAGAAGCTGCCGGCAATATTCAAATCGGCAGCAATGATAACACCGGCAACTCGGCACAGTGGACATTTGGTATAGATGGCAACTTAACATTGCCATTAGGCAGTATTGTTTATGAAACCAACATTCCAGACCAATCACTTAGTGGTAGTGCCATTGCTTTAAAACCAATAGGTGGAACTACTGCCAATCAAAAGTTATTAATATATCCAACAGCGAATGACGGTGACCATATACATATGACAAGTGGAAACTTGTATGCAACCGAGTTGTTCTTAGGTAGTGATAATTTATATGTCAAGTTAGCAAATACAGGTAATGTTGTTATCAACAGTAATGATGCCGTGGGCAACTCGGCACAATGGATCTTTGCTACCTCTGGTGACTTGACTGTGCCAGGCAATCTAGTAATCAATGGTCTTACAAATGTATTTGGATCAAATGTTGCATTGTTACAATCGAATCCTGATCTACCATTACTATCAGTATCAAGTGGTAGTAACGGTGGTGTATCAAGTCTTTGGGTAGAAGATGTTGCTAACATCGGCACTAGTAATATAGCGGCAGTATATGTTAATCCTACTCCAGGATCAGGTATTGTTAGAATAGCAGTAGGACAAAATGGTAGCCCTGGTCCTTATCTATGGGACTTTAGTACAACCGGTAATTTAAGTGCTCCTGGCAACATCAATGCCAGTCAATTCAATTTTGCCAACGGTGTAAACATATTGAGCACAGTAGCAGGTACATATGGTAATGCCAATGTGACCAGCTATTTCCAAAGTCTAACATCACTGGCACTTGGCTCAGGTGCAGGTGCCACAGCACAAGGCCTCGGCTCTGTTGCACTGGGCCTCAACGCTGGCAATGATCAAGGCTATTACGCAGTAGCCATTGGTATTGGTTCCGGCAGAGTTGCACAAAGTGACAGCGCAGTGGCCATTGGTGGCGAAGCAGGTTGGGTCAGTCAAGGCATTAACTCTGTTGCTGTTGGATACCGTGCCGGTACAACCAATCAAGCCAACAGCTCAATTATATTGAACGCAACTGGTGCTAATCTAAATGCAACCACAGCCAACACATTCACAGTGGCTCCGGTTAGAAATGATGTGTCCACAGCCAATGTGGCCCAGGTCATGTTCTACAACACCACGTCAAAAGAAATTACATACGGCAATACCATCAGCATTGCTGGTAACATCACAGGCAACACAGGCGGATTTGCCATAGGTTATAGAGATATTCCTCAAGTTGTATTCACCAGTAACGCTACATTGGCATTAACTGATGCAGGTAAACATTACTTTAGTTCTAACAGTGCTAATGTTATTACTGTTCCAAATAACGCCACAGTAAGCTTCAATATAGGAACTGCAATCAGCATCGTCCAGCAAGGTACTGCAAACTTAACTGTGACTCCTGGTTCGGGTGTAACAATGTACTTGGCTGGAAACAGTACATCAGCATCTAGGACATTGGGTAACTTTGGTATGGCCACATTGATGAAAGTAGGCACAGATACTTGGTTCATTAACGGCACAGGAGTTAACTAATGTCTGGCATTATGCAGACCGCTGTGGGAAATTGGAAACGTGCAGTGGCAGCCGCCTCAGGCCCCACATTGGTCTATGATTTAGATGCAGCCAATTATTCAGCTGTACCTGTAAATGGTTCTACCGTAGCGGGAACAGGTGCATTTACTATCACAGTAGCCAATGCTGGCGGCAGTATCACTTGGCAATCTTCCAACGGTGGGGTATTTAGAAAAAGCACCAGCTCTGGCACTGATGTTATCTATGGTGGTCCTGACTATGTTACCGGACAAAGTTACACAGTGTTCATGGCCTACAAGCGTATAGCAACATCCAGTGGACGACTGTTGAACACACAAAGCGAAGCCAGCAAAGATTGGCTGATGGGCTTGTACAACGGCCACGACCAAACATTCTATCCTAACTTTGCAGTTAACCTGCCGTCATCGGGTGCTGATCTCTTCTGGCATCTTGATTGGGCTACTTGGAACACTTCAACAGGTCTAGGACAACTATATTCTGCAACCAGTGTCTCGCCGTCAAGCGTGGCATTTTCTGCAACCAATGCCGGTGGCGGAGGTTTCGATCAGTTGCGATTGTTCAGTCGTTCATCAGGCAGTGAAGTACAAACAGCTGATATAGGATTTATCAAAGTCTATAACGGGGTGTTGGATTTGGCCACAGTACAATCCTTGTACGCAACCTACAAAGCTAGATTTGGTTACTAACCCGGAATTAATATAAATAACAATAATAACAGGATTTTAAGATATGGCATCATATACAATAGTAACAGCAACAGCGGCAAATGTAGCTGGTAACACTAATACAATAGCCAGCACAAAAGTTAAAATAGTAGCAAATGCAGCCTGCGTTTATGCTATTAATGCACCGGCAACACTTACTGCAAACGTGGGCGCAATGATTCCTGCAAACTTTCCCACATATATAAACATGACGGGTATTGGAAACAGAATTTCAGTTTTACCAGTTGCAGGCGGCAGCACTGCTATTACACTAACAGAATGTGGCACAGTTTTTCAGAGTGCAGTAAATCAAAACAGCACAACATTTTTGAACACATAATACTATGAAATCACATGAATTTATCCAAGCCGCAGCTAACATGTTGGCCGCATTCGGCGACAAAGAACAACAACCTGCAGATATCACTGTGTCTGGTCGACTACATCAAGTTGAGCCCGAATTAGATGACAACACTGATACAATCACTATGGTTGCTCCGCTGCAACAAAAATTGGAACTGTTAAAGAAAGCAGTTGATGTTTCTAGTTATTATGACGAAGACAGACCTGGATTTGATCCAGGTCCCACAGAAGGCAACAAGTCGGACAGTGAATTAGAAGAAATTAAACGTCTTGCTGGTGTTATGCACAATGCTGGCGACGACAATGATGTTTTGGATGCTTGATTAAATGGCAATAGGTAAAATTAAGGCTAGCCGAGTAAACAGTGTAGATGCTCCGACTTATGTTGGTGAAGAAGGAATTCTATTCTACAATTTTGCCAACGGTGTTATTCGACTGAGTGATGGAACTACACCAGGCGGTGTGCCTATTCCTTATACTATTGCATCAAATACCACTGTTGGGGGTATTAAAGCAGGCCCAGGCGCAAATGTTGGGCTCGATGGTACACTGACCATTGATACATCGGGCTTGCCTTTGAGTATTGGTAATTTATCATTTATTGATACCACTATCACTACATTGAATCCTAATGTAAATTTAAACTTAGTCACCAATGGTGTTGGTAATATTAATTTAGTTGGGGGTGTAGGTTTTTATAAACCTAATGGGCCTATAGACTCTGCCCAGCCATTTTTTAGAGCCAAGAATGACGGTCAACTTCAAATTTTTGTGCCCGCCGAAGATCCGTTCGAAGGTGGGGTTGAAATTATTGGATCTGCCAGTGGCAGATATATAACTCCCGGGCAGCCCGGTACTATGTTACACCTTACTGGTAATCCTAACATAGCAACTAGATTTTACATGGACGGCAACGCGGAATATACATCTTTAGTGGCACGTCGATATAACGGAAATGTAGCTGCTCCCACTCAGGTCCTTGCAGGGCAAGATGTGTTACGTATTAATTCTACAGCAGCTACAAATCTTAATGGCGGAAATGTTGGCAACGTGGCCATGGCGCAGATTCGAACTACAGCTTTGGAAAATCAAACTTCCACAGCACAGGGATCGTCGATAACATTTACAGTTACTCCCGTTGGTAGTCCTGCAAGTGCTCGTGTTGATGTCGCCAACATCACTGTGGCCAATGGTGTTACAGCTACCAAGTTTACAACTTCGGGCAATGTGACTGCCGGGAATGTAACAGCCACTAACTATACCGGAAAAGTTACACATTCTATTAGAGATGCAGGCAACGCAACTGGTACCACATTAACACTTGATGTGATCACAGACGACATTGTTAAATGTACTTTTACTGATGCATTTACAGTGGCATTCGGTAATATCATCCCGGGTCGAGTGGTAGTATTGATTGCTACAAACACTTCGGCAGGGGATACCGATATCATTACCGCAGGTATTAGTGCTGTAAACATGCAAGGTGACAGCACATTAACGGTAAGCCCGCAAACTACTGCCATTATTACTTACTACAGTCTGGACAGCAATGTGGCTAGTATATACGCTTCGGCAGTATATGCTTAACCGAACTATTTGATTTCACTCAAAAATTAGTGTATACTAACACTGATGTTCAACTCTGTACAGGATTATACCCTAAGCATACTGCCCGCTAAGAAGAAACGTAGCCAAAGTGGTTGGTTAAGTTTCAATGCGGTGTGCTGTCATCACAACGGTGATAATGTAGATACCCGAGGCCGCGGCGGAGTTATTACCAATCCAGATGGCGGAGTGTCTTACCATTGCTTTAATTGTGGATTTAAGACTGGTTATCAGCCTGGCAGGCCACTGAGTTTCAAATATCGAAAATTTCTCAATTGGTTAGGTGCAGATGTCAATGAAGTACAACGACTAGTAGTCGAAGCGCTGAGGATCAAAGACTTAATTCAACCCGAAGACATCAAACCTATAGTCGAAGAAGAAATAACGTTCACTGCTCGCAAATTACCAAATGAAGCGTTAAGTTTTATGGCCTTGGTTGAATTTTATGAACTAGCAGATAGTCTTGACTATCCACAAGGTTTTAAACATGCAGTTGATTATGTATATCAAAGAAAAATTGATATGCAACGTTATGAATTTTATTGGACTCCCGAAGTAGAATATAAATTATCACATCGTGTTATTATTCCTTTTAAATACAAAGGTGAAGTAGTAGGCTATACGGCAAGAGCATCAAATGACGATGTTAAACCCAAATATCACAGTGATCATCCTGCCCATTTTGTTTTTAATTTAGATGAACAAAACCCGGACAGTAAATTTGTCATTGTCTGCGAAGGTCCTTTTGATGCCATGAGTGTAGATGGAGTAAGCACACAGACCAATGACATCAGTGAACAGCAGGCAGAGTTGATAGAATCTTTGGGTCGAGAAGTAATCGTAGTTCCAGACTTCGACAAACATGTCAACAAACAAGGCAAGGAAGTTTGGCCCGGGCAACAAACAATTAATCGTGCAATAGAATACGGATGGAGTGTGAGTTTCCCTGTGTGGAAAGACACTGCAAAAGATATCAATCATGCAGTTCAATTATATGGAAAACTGTTTGTTTTAAAAAGTATATTAGATGGTGTTGAATCTAATCCAATAAAAATACAGTTAATTACAAAGAAAAAGTAAATAGAAAAAATTATGTTTGACAAAATAACGTTTACCGGTTGCTCGTTTACAGTTGGAGAAGGGTTGCCTTTAGAAAAAGAAGATACAGAAAATTATTCGAATATAGTAAGCAATTATTTTTCTGCGTCTTGCAAAAATATAGCAGAGTCAGGAAATAATAATCACGATATTTTTGTTTCTGGAGTACAAGAACTTTTGTACAATACCCCTGACTTGCTAATAATTCAGTGGTCTGGTTTAAAAAGAATTAAATTTTGCCCATCGCCTAATGTCGATGACAATCTTAAAATTATTAATTACAAAGTAAATGAACATTTAATAAAAGTTTTAAATTCATGTCATGATACAATTTTTCATAATGAAAAAGAAATTCAATGGTTTCTAGACAAACTACTTTTGTTAAATCATGACGGTCAAAATATTGTTGATTTAGTAAAATATACTAATATTTTAGAGTCGTTGTCTAAAAAATTAAATTGCAAAATATTATTTGTAAATGGATTAATAGGATGGTCTAAAGATTTAGTAAATTATCAAATAAAGAATTTTCAGACTGATTTAACAGATTACACTAAGTCATTGATTGAAATAGAGTCTCGAGACGATAATGAAATTATAATGCTCTTAGAAAAACTACAATCTCATGTAAAAACTGTAAACTTTAATTTATGGTTGAATCCTTTTGATTCTTTTTACAAAATGACCGTAGACTTCGGTAACGACAATATGCATCCAGGGCCAAAAAGTCATGCTTTGTTTGCTAACAAAATTATAAATTATTTTAATATATGAATAAAAATTATACAGTTGATTTGCAAAAATTATTTTTGGAAATGATTCTGCAGAATGCAGAAAGTTATCTCCGTGTTCAAAATATTTACAATCCCGATAATTTTGATCGTAGTTTGAAAAATGCAGCTAAATTTATTAAAGAGCATGTGGACCAACATCGTACTATGCCTACAAAAGAACAGGTATTAGCAGTCACAGGCACAGAACTTAAACCGGTGCCTGACATTGGAGACAATCATTATGATTGGTTCATGATCGAATTTGAAGGATTCACTAAAAAATATGAACTAGAACGTGCTGTTCTAAAAGCCGCGGACATGATTGAAAAAGGGGACTTTGACCCTATTGAAAAGATTATCAAAGATGCTGTGCAGATTAGTTTAACCAAAGACATGGGCACAGACTACTTCGCAGACCCTCGTGCCCGATTAATGAAAATTAAAAGCAACAACGGGCAGATTAGCACAGGTTGGCCCACCATGGACAAGAGATTATTTGGTGGTATGAACCGCGGAGAGTTGAATATTTTTGCCGGAGGATCGGGCTCGGGTAAAAGCTTGTTCATGCAAAACATTGCATTAAATTGGGTGGTTGCTGGACTAAATGGTGTGTTTTTAACATTGGAACTCAGTGAAGAACTGTGCGCCATGCGTATTGACAGCATGGCTGCAAATGTCAGTACTAGAGAAATTTTTAAAGAACTGGACACAGTTGAATTAAAGATTGGCATGTTGGGCAAAAAGTCTGGTAGCCTGCGTATCAAATACATGCCAGCGCAGAGCAACGTCAATCAGATTCGTGCGTATCTCAAAGAATTAGAAGTACAGACTGGCCGTAAAACAGATTTTATTATGGTAGACTACTTGGATCTCGTTATGCCAGTCAGTGCCAAAGTCAGCCCCAATGATTTGTTTGTCAAAGACAAATACGTTTCGGAAGAGCTAAGAAACTTAGCCAAAGAATTCGGCGTGTTGATGATTACCGCTAGCCAATTAAATAGAAGTGCAGTTGAGGAGATTGAATTTGATCACAGTCATATCTCGGGAGGTATTAGTAAGATCAATACCGCAGACAATGTATTTGGAATTTTTACATCCAGAGCTATGCGTGAACGTGGTCGTTACCAGATCCAATTAATGAAAACTCGTAGTAGCAGCGGTGTGGGCATGAAAGTAGACTTAGATTATGACATCGACACACTACGTATTACAGATCCAGGTGAAGAAGCGCAGGGTACACCGGGTACAGTAAAGCCACAGGTTGGTAGCATTATGAGCAGTATTAAAGCAAGGTCCACTAGTGCAGATGACGCAGATGCGCCGAGAAAATTTGAAAGAGCGCAAGGAACTCCTGCATGGGAGAAACCAATCGTTGGAGGCTCAGGCGAAGCGCAAAATGCCAAACTTAAACAAATGTTAGCGGGATTAAAGAAAGTCGATTAAGTCAGCTAGCTCTGGCAGATAATTTTTAATAGATATATTTTTTACTTGATCTTGCAGACTAATACGATCTAGCATTGTGTAAAAATCTTTGTCATCTTGATCTGTGTGCGGGCTACCTATAAAAAACTCTAGGTCTTTAGTATGTCCAAATTTTTTAAATATGTATTCTTTAACGGTCCTCGGTAATGCACTAGGTCTAAAGTGACTTGGATTAATGACAGGATTAAAATGATAATTTAAATTTTCTTTTTTGAACCATTCTACAGTTTCATGATGATATAAAACATTTAAATTGCTAGTAGTATGACTAACACTATTGTTATCTGTAATAGTTCTAAAAAATTCTAAATTCTCTAAGAGTTTGTCCCATTTAAGAGGAAATCGCATGTATTCAAATACAGGACCTAAGCCATCTATGCTAATATTAAAACTTACATTTTTAAATTTTTTAAGTAAATCTTTTTTATTTTGATCCAAGTCAACACTACCGTTTGTAGTAAAAGTAATAAAACAATTAGTATTGTTGTATTCTATTAATTTTTCCAATATATAAAAATTTAATTTTTCGTATAACGGTTCTCCGCCTACAAAATTTATTGTTATTAAATTTTTTAAATTTAACTCGTTATCAATTTTTTCTTTGGTGATTGATGTGCTTGTTCTAGGAATAATGTTAAGTTTTCTTTCTAACGGAGCCCATGCACTGCTTGGCCCGGAACCACAAGTAACACATGTTGAATTGCAGGTATTGCTAGTAACACTTTTTACCATTAG